GAGAGACTGGCCCCCTCTTACGGTCTCCAACTATCTATATTCTTACCACCAATAGGTACCTCCTGGCAATCAGTGTTAGATAGAGCCGTGCAGGAGAAGGCTAATGGCGCGGGTGTTCTAGAGATACACTTCGACGCAGGTGCGGCAGGAGACTATAGGGGTGCCACTGGCGTCATACCTAGCCGTAAGGAAATACTACCATACGAGGATAGACTAGCTCAAACATTCGGCGCCTTCACCAGAAATCACCGCAACGGCTTATACGGGCCCAATAGGGGGGTACCACTAGTTGAGGTAGGAGTATTAAATGCGCAAGTAGAGGCTTTAATGAGAGGAAATGATACAGCAGCACAAAATGCCTATTTCGAAGGGAAGGCTCGTGCTGTTTTACAATCCCTGAAGGGAGGAACACCAAGATAATGTGGAATAGAGAGAATCTACAACCTCTACTAAATAGGCCTGAGTTTAGGGCCCTCCTGGATGTAATCAGTGATGGACAATTTGAGGGGGCCGACTACAATACACTATACGGTGGATCTAAATTCAGTAGTTACGAGGACCACCCCCGCAAGAGATTCCCAATAGGAGGTGGGACGAACTACACCACGGCTGCAGGTAGATACCAAATTTTAGATGTGACATGGGATGGTATTAATAGAGAGACTGGGGGAATGCTATCTGACTTCAGCCCTCTGAACCAGGATCTAGCCATACTATATTTAATACTCGATGAGACTGGTACTACGGTAGAGGAGGTCATGAGTGGTAACATACTAAGCTACTATAACAAGCTACGGAAACAATGGACTAGTCTACCGGGGGCCTCAGAGGCACGAGGTGGAGAAAATACGTTAGATACTTTATATAAACAGTATCTAGCCTATAGGCGAGGACAGGGCCCGGCGCCATCTACTTTGAGTGGTGGTGGGGGTAATGCCCCCACTATACCAGGCGATAGTGCTTATTCTACTGAACAGTTGGCGCAGGCACTAGCACAGGGTATAGATGGATTTGTTAATGCTATATTCAATCGTATAGGAGAGTTCAAGTGGCCCTATAACCAACGTGATGCTATTACCCATACAGGTTCTGTACCTCAGGTTAATAGAGCTATGACTAATAATACTCTATCCTATGGAGCAGGAGCCCCCGGCTTTCAGTTCAATGAGGTAAGCGCATTGGCAGGTCAGGTAATACCTGGTAGGCCAGGCTCTGGGGGTGGCATAATACCCTCTAAGGGATCTCTGACTAGTGGGTTTGGCTGGCGTTGGGGTAGGATGCACAACGGTATAGATATAGCGGCTCCAATAGGCACACCTATATTAGCCACTATGGCAGGCAAAGTGATATCAGTCGGATTTGAGAATAATGGATTTGGTAATATAATTAAACTAGAACACGTAGGGGGTAATCAGAGTTGGTACGCACATATGAGCAAGTTTGCTGTTAAATTGGCAGACATAGTACAGCAGGGACAAGTAATAGGTGAGGTAGGCAGTACTGGTCGTAGCACTGGCCCTCATCTTCACTTTGAGTGGAGAGTAAGATCTGGTATAGGTGGGGGTCTGAATGCGGTAGATCCGCGCCTTAGTGTATTAAAGGGATTAATATAGGCTTATGAGAACTATTAGTAAAGATGGGGATGAACTAGAGAGAGCTATAGCCCGCGCGGGCGGTATTAGCACTCACGTAAATCAATTCAGGCTCCTAACACAATATACGTACGATGCAGATACTCGTGATGCGCGCGCGGGCTACGCACTAACAGTAATACTACCCAGGCCTTATTGGTTAGATGCTGTATGGCTACTGAGTGGTATAGAGTTAGTTAGTAGCCCCCGTCGTATGATGCCGGGCCAGGTACTAGCGTTGAATGCAGCTACTATAGGTGTAAGACTGCCGCAGACCATACAGATGCGAGCTGATAGTAGAGAGAGGCCCAACGTAAACGCCGAGGGTCTCGAGGTGTTAATAAGAAAGCGAATGCCTGATACACCACTAATTAACAACTTTATGATGCTAGCTAACTCGGCTAATAAACCGCTAGTGGCAGCTCAACTAGCGCGCTGGTTCGGCTACTCGGAGGAGTCAGTGCAAAGCATAGTAGGAGCAGTATATCGTGCTAATTAACCTAGAGGCCGTACCTCAATTACCCGGGGCTAATACAGATGCTGTAACACGCATAGATGAAGCGGCTATTAATAATTTATCTATTATGATAGCGGGCTCTCACGAAAGACTAGCCAGTATCATGCGTAACGTACCACTCCCTCGTACCCGCCCTACGTGGAGAGATATAGCGCGCTCTCTAGAGGAACAACTCATACTGTTACTATCACTACCTACATCGAGTAATCTGGACTACACGGTCATTACGCAGCACGCAGATAGATACAGGCGTATAGCGGAGAGGCCTAATTGGCTACCACCCAATGACTATAGTGAGACACTACTACTAACTGATAGGCGAGTATGGGGAACCTCTGCTAGTAGTATAGGCTATTACCTACTACTGGGGGGCTATAGAATGCACTATGCCAGCCCCTGTCGTCTAGTCTATGAAGCCACTCGTACTCTATGGAGCATGCAGCCCAACTGGAAGGAGTATTACGCAACGCTAGGAGCAGAGGAACCACTAGATAGCCACCGCTTCTTCAAGGCATTTCTATCCCAACCTACTGGCATAACTCGCGTAGCTGGCTTCCTGAACGCCATACAGAATATGGAGGCTCCCTATCTAGAGCGCTACTGGGTAGTGCCGGGCGGGCCGGATCTACTATGGGATCTATGGCACGGACAGATAGACCCAGCGTTATTTAATCTCTATGAGGACCTAAGCCAGGATCCACCAGATGAGTTACGAGAGTGGTTGATACCTACAGAGCCCGGCCTACTACGGCAGGTAAGCAGCAGTATCATAACCTCATTACCATATCCAGGAGGCCTCAATACGCACCTGGTGGCCATGGCGGCACACATGACCAACCTGGCCTACATACATGCTTATAATTCTCCTCGACCCGATGTAGAGATATACGTTCTCGCTGATGATGCAGAGAGAACACGCCTAGGACGGGTGCGTAATCTACTATATACCGCCTCGCAGTATTTGCGGCGGTCTACGCTAGATCACTGGATAATAATGGGTAATAACCTAGCAGCCATATCTGAAATAGATAATCAACGAGGAGCCATACAGGATCTAGACCTATGAGTAAGATAGAAGATCAACTACTGAAAGGAGATCTAGGGGCGGGCCGCAACACTCCTACGCTGGGGCCCGCGCTCAATGATCTCAATAAGATATCCAAGAACACAGCATACCAACAAGCAACACAGACACTAGAGCAGGCAGCGGCATCTACCACTCCGTTCGAACCTCGTCGCATCAGCTCTCAGATTATAGTGGAGCCCGTGCGGGCAGTAGAGGGGCTATTAGAATTAAGAGACATGAACCTACAGGCCAACCAGGTTCTGCGGGAGGGCATAGCGTCCAATACAGAGCAGAATATTAATGCTGTAGGTACGGCAGTTAATGGTAATACTGAGCAATCACTAGATGGAATCCGTAAGCTCAAGGAGAGCTCACTCCTTAGTGATAAAGCAGAGCTAACTGATATAAGTCAGGGCAATGTCAATATTGCTCCTGCCAATAAACTCACGCAGGTAGCCAATAACATACAGTTTGTGAGTGATACCAATATCACTCAACGGGCTCCCTTCATGCAGTCCGTCACCGATAACTATGTAGTGCAGTCCGGGAACTCCATTAATCACATTAGCGACCACCACTACGCAATAGGTAAGGATAGTACTCGAATTATAGAGGGAGACGACTTACAGCGCTCAGGTAATAGACTACGCGTATCAGATAGAAGTGAGACAGTAGCCCAAGTAGATAAGGCTACGGCCCTAGGCGAGATGGAGCGGGTCTCTACTGATTACAAGAGTTATGCTACTACACACACTAGCACATCATTAAACGAAATGAAGCTCTATAGCTACGGCGAGATGGTAGCAAGAGCCACTAACGTAGATCTAATAGCAGCCGTATCACCTATAGGATCGGAGGCTGCAGACGATAAAGAAGAGCCAGTTGAGATACCAGTAGGCCGTGTTAATATATACTCATCGGTACCAGGAGCCGGACTATCAGGTATGACCTTCAGTCCTGAAGGTATGAACTCCTATGCACTGAAGAGTGCCTTCCAGGGCATAACTCACAATCACATAACTGTGGGGCCCAGCATATTCCAGGGCGCGGGTGCTGTATTTTCCCTAAGCGGAGTTATGACTCTCAATACACTACCGCCTATACCTGATGAGATAGAGTTGAACCTCGACCTCATCCCACACATACCAGAGTTCCCTAAACTACCTGATTTACCTAAGGGATGCGGGGCCATACTTGAAAATACAAATACTCCTGATAAACCAACTCAGTCTGATATAGAGCAGTCTGATCCCGATGACGCTCAAGTACCCACCCAGCCTAATGACTCTACCACTACGCCGAGTGTCACTACGCCGAGTGTCACTACGCCGGGTGCCACTACGCCGGGAGGCGATGTTATAGGCTCACTAGGAGAGGATATACGACGTTCTATATCAGCCTCTAAGGTAGCTCCTAAGAACCCAGGTAAGGAGAACATAGCTAAGAGCGCTACTGATACAGCTAAGAATCCACCAGCGTTGGCAGCAGTAGAGCCGGCCGCAGTATCATCAGTAGCCAGTGATGTATATCTAGAGCGAGAGGGTGAAACGGTAGGAGAGTTGACTATATCTATCAATACGCCCCTTATAGATATAGCGGGGGACGTGCAATTAGAGGTACAGAAGATAGGGGAGGGTCTACAACGATTGGGGCTCAGTGTATCTGCCACTCAGGTAACCACTCTAGTCAATCAGGTACTAACTATCAGTAGAAATAATAGTATAGATCCCATAGCCATGCTAGAGGGCGGGACCAGTCAGGATCTAGTGCCCGCAGAATTGAAGCAATTGTTTCTTAATTCTCCTTCACTCAAGACTTATATAATCAATGAGATTAAGGACGCCCTATCGTTATTATCTATTGGTTTCCTAGAACTAAGTGATCTAGACACCTCGGCCCGCGGACTAGTAGTAAGTGATAACTCAACAGACCTAGCGCGGGTATACTCCTTAGTATCACCTGCATTAGACCGACTATACAGGAGCACAGGTCTTAGCCAATACGGAGACACCACTCAACTAGCGCAGCTGGGGACCTCACTATTAAATGGCCAGGAGCTAAACGAACAGACTATAGACGCTCTAATAGTTAACTCTATTAGCCGTAACCTAAGTAGAACACTGGGTATAGATGGGGCAGACGTAACTAATAAAGTATATAATTTAGCTAAACGACTGGCCAATAGAGAACCCGATGACGAACCCATAGACGTTAATAAGGAGATAACCTCTCTCATGAGTTCATTAGGCACTACACTGAACTCTGATTTACTAAAAGATGCTGTACGTTATAAACAACTAGGAGAGAGTATATATAATAGTGCCGCTGTACTGGCCAACAGTATCTCCACCGGGGACATAGGTAGTATCATACGCGGTGATGGCATCAGATCCCTACTATCAGGGGGGCTAAACCAAATCATAGGTGAGAATAATACCGCCCTTCTCAGGGCAGCAACTGATATAGGCCGCACCGGACTAGCCCTAGGTAAGTCGCTGGCATTAATACCCAGTATTGTAGGCGCGCTAAGCGGTAGCCCTATCCAAAAAATAGTGCAACTAATAGATATAATCTCTTGTCTAGGTATCATAGATCAGGCCCGCGACCTAATCACCGCCATAGATAATATCAATACACAGCCTAATAGGAGTCGACCGGGCCGCTCTGGTACTACTGATACATTAGACACACTAGATACTATATCTCTATTACCGCGTCTAACTCAGTATACCAATACTGTAATCGATCTATACAATAATGGAGATGAAGAGTTAAAACAAGAGATCATCGAATTAATTGAGGGGCCTATTGATGACGAGGATCCCGTAGCTCCCCGAGAGCCATTACCTACTACAGTAGAGCTCCTGGAGGGCCGCTGGAGACTAGGGTTAGATGAGTGCTTCCGACTGCCGCGTCTCACGCTAGCCCTAGCAGATACACAGATATTATCAATCAATACTAAATTAACGTGGGGCCTAGTTAATCCACTTCTGTTCTATACTCAGCTAGAGTTACTACCTGGTAGAGAAGATGACTTACAAATAATAGTAGATAGCTGGACATACGATAATAGTACTCTGTACCCAGTGCAGATTGATAATAGCTATACATCCTCAGTGCTAACCTACAGGATAACTGACTATGATTGGGGGACTAATATAGGCCATGCTATATATGATGGTCAGTACGGTTACCTCCGTCTCATCGATGATAGAGGTACTATATACACTATACCCAGTACTGCTATCGGAGGCCGTCTCATTCCTCTCATCTCATCATCGTACCTAGTCAAATAGTCACCAACCCCGCGCTGAAGCGACGGGGCTTGCCGGAAGCTAAAGCCAATAGCGGAAAGTAAGCGTAAGTGGGACTAGACAATGGCTGAGAAGCCAATTTGAACTAGCTGAAGGTGGTACTTCAAAAGATGTTGCGGACACCTCCCTAATCTGCATTCTCTCTGCTATATGGTTCAAAGTCGAAGGGAATTACATAGTAGCCTTTATAGGGCAATCAAAACCATGCAGTACGTTCCAGTAGTCGATTCAAGCCAGCGCCCCCTAATGCCAACCACACCCAACCGGGCTGCTCGTTGGATTAAATCAGGCAAGGCAACCCCATTTTTTCGTAAAGGGATTTTCTGTATCCGGCTCAACGTTGAACCATCCAATCGAATTACTCAGCCTGTAGTAGTAGGGATTGACCCCGGCTCTAAGCGCGAAGGATTTACGGTGAAGTCTCAGGCCCACACATATCTCAATCAGCAGTTTCATGCTGTTGATTGGGTAAAGGATGCGGAAGAAATGAGCACCAATGCAAGGCGGGCACGACGGTATCGTAAGACCCCCTATTGTGCCAATCGTCAGAACCGTAAACATGGCGGCATCCCTCCGTCTATTAAAGCTAGATGGCAACTCAAGATCAGGATAGTAAAGGTTTATGCTGCAATATTCCCCATCTCTCACATTGGGATTGAGGATATAAAAGCCAAAACTCGCAAAGGATGTAAGCGTTGGAATGTCTCGTTCTCTCCCCTTGAAGTAGGTAAGCATTACTGCTATTCCGAGTTGCGTCGGATTGCTAACTTGACCATTTTCAATGGCTATGAGGACACATACTTAACCCGTCAATTGTTGGGTTTGAAGAAGTCCAAGAACAAGCTATCCAACGAGTTTAACGCCCATTGTGTTGACTCGTGGGTATTGGCTTACCTGTTGGTCGGCGGCAATTCCATCCCGGGTAACACTGTGGTTATGGAATGCAGGCCAATCCGGCTGCATCGTAGGCAGTTGCATGTTTTCAACCCTGGAGCAGGCGGGTATCGCCGTCCTTATGGTGGTTCCCTCTCTCAAGGATTGAAGCGTGGCGGGATCGTCAAACATCCCAAGTATGGTAAATGCTACGTCGGCGGCGAGGATATTGTAAAATCTCGCGTGAGTCTCCACAGTCTTGCTACTGGGAAACGTCTTTGCCAAAACGCAAAGCCAGAAGATTGTAAGTTTCTTGCCTACAACTCCTGGCGAACTGTAAAGCCGTCCTAGAAGGACGGGGTTTCAAACCTATGATTTTTTGATGATAACACCAGTAGACGCCCCACAAGTCATACGCTACGGCATAGCAGTATACGCGCCCCCTCTACCTAGCGTAGATAGTCTGACGCTCGAGATTCTGTATAGTGAGAGCCCCAACCCCCGCCTTATACCCTGCTCTACTAGTGTGCGCCTATGGAAACGAGAGAGTGAGCAGGGGGAGAGGGGCACCCTATTCCTATGGAAGAAGGATAATCAATTAACTAAAGGCTACTATACGCTTATATTAGAAGCAGATAATAGACGAGGCTATTGTTCTATAGCGTTAACGGCGCCCACCGACTACTGGATAGTGGGGCTACCCTATAGTATTTATCCCCCTATAGCTTTATAACTGTGGATATAGCGACGAGAGACGGAGATATACTTCTCAGCACAACTGGCGATCTACTGCTAGTAGACGAAAGAGACTATCTAGTAAGGCGAGCGCTGGAGATTCCATTGGGTCACGTAGCTATATGGGTACCTGGTACTAGCGACTTCCGATTAGTTGATGCTGACGTGGGGAATGCCCTCTATAACTATCTATCTGATCCCCTCAATCTTGACTGGGTAGGTAGGGCTGATATAGCTATAGCTAACGCTCTACGCGCCTTACCATCTGTGTATAGTGTGCGCGATGTAGATATCCAGGTAACAGGCCCGCGCGAGGTACGCATTAACGTTATATATAATGATAATCGCTCTCTCACGACTACATTGACACCTTCGTAAGCACCCCCTCTGAAGCAAACATAACAGGTATTTTTATGAATCTAAACACTATATTAAGTACCATCCAGCAAAAACTGCAGGGGACAATACTAAATGGTACCATCAGTCCACTCAGTAACCTCTACTTCCTATTACGAGCTATAGCCGCCTGTATAGTAGATTTATACGAGGAGACGCGACCTGTTACTATAATGGATGCCACCGACGTAGAGTTAGATGCGATGGCTCTATTATACGGGATAATTAGAAGAGAGGGCACACCAGCCAATGGCTACGCACTAGTGCTGGGCCCGGTACCAGAGGGTACTGTTATGCTGACACCTGATAATGTAACTATTATTCTAAGTGAGGCCATAAACAATAGTGGCGAGACACGCGTAGCTGTAACAGTAGGGAGGCTAGGTGAGGCTGTCAT